CGCTTTGCGCGGCAGCATATAGTCAGCCAGTTCCTGATAATGGGTGTCCCAGTTATCCCGGCGGCTTTTAAGAGAATCAAATCTCTTGAGTAACGGTGCTGCTTCCTGTGCCATGCTTAACCCATCAGTGTTGGTTTGCCGTCAGTAGGTTGGACAGTTTGCCCAAGCGCACCAGCGACAATAGTTGAGCCGCGCCCCTTGCGACGGCCACGGGCCTCAAGTTCTGCCTCTTCTGCCATAGCACGGGCGCGGCCGAGGTCAGGCTCTGGCGGGGGTGGCGGAGGAGGCGGTGGTGTTGGCATAGATGGTGTTAAGAAGCTCATCTTTATCTCCTACGGGAACGCTGGTGTCATCGGACGGTCGTACAAAATCTCAGGCACAGATTGCCCAACCCTTAAAAAATCCCGCGCCCTGCTGCCAGTAAACTCACCCTGCTCGGTATTGTTTCGGATGGCTTGCTTTGCTTTGGCGGCTGTTTCCTGACTGTAATTATGTTTGCTGTAATCTATCTCGCCCAACAAAAAGAGGTCTTGCTCTTGTAGTCTGCGTTTTACAAGACCTGGGCTAACAACATTGTTTTGCAAATGGGTATTCATCATTCTCGCAGAAGCAACCCTAAAATCCTCAATAATATCAAAGCTATACCTCTCGCGCCTTGCCGTGTTTAGACCAATCACATTTCTAATTAGCTTTGGCTGATTAGTGCCTGTATTCCACAGGCTAGAGTCTAGCGCTTTTATTTCGTTAGCCCGTAAATTGTTAAAATCAACGCCCTTTCTTTTTAAGAAGTTGCGGTTCACGGCCACAATCCCGTTGGCCAGGTCTTGTTCGTAACCGGGGTTATCAATCATAAATTGACTAAACGACTGCTTTTGCTGTGTTGTGCCAGCACCCTCTCCAGCAAAACTAGCCAAAAAGGAAAATCTATCCTTGTCTCCTCTGTATAGGTCACGAGCCTTGGCCAGGCTGATGTGATAAGTGCCAGCAGTAAACTCACCGTCTGTGCTAAATTTCTCACGCTCGCCTTGGCTTTCAAATCGTTCAATCTGAGCCAAGCTCTCATCAAACGTCTCAAGCTCTTCTTTCACGCCCACAGGCGGTGCTTCAGGCAATACTGTTGGCATGGCTTCAGTCATAGAGTACGCCTCCGCCTTCGAGTAGGGTGCCGCCAGCACCAGGACGTTTAGCACGAGTGCCGCGACGGCCACGAGGGGTAGGCGCAACACCAAGGGCTCCAGCAGTAACATCGTCTGGCTCTGGCTCAGCTTGCAAGATTGTTGGTTGTTCTTCCTGCTGCGGCTCATCCATCATGGCCTCTAGGTCGCTGGTAATATTCGGCGCAATACCAGTGCCTTCTTCTCCAGGCTGTAGCACCCCGCTGGTGGTAAACTGGCCACCCTCACCTATGCGGAATGTTGGGGTGCCGCCCTTTTCCAGGGCATCTAATTGACTTTTAAGGTTAATCTCACGAATAGCCTTGAGGCCAGCCGGTAGCGTCGGGTCTGCTGCCAGCTTTTCTTCGATGATTTGTTTGGCAAGGTCGCGCTTACCCTGCTCCGGGTCGCCTTCTCCACCCTGACGCATAGAAACAAGACGCTCAAGCTCCTGTTGCTCAAAGGCGGTTTTTTGTTCCACGCCTTGCCTTGTCAGTACAGGATTGCCTTGTGTGTCAGTAACCTCACCTTGGTTTGACTGAACAATATTAGCCTTACTGTTTTGCCGGAGCGCTTCGTTTTTTCTCTCTTCGTAATTGCGCAAACTTTTGGCATCTGTGCGCACACCTGACGCTTTTTGTGGGTCAGTGTATGGGTCGCCCTTAGGCATCAGGTCCGCATTTTCTGCGGCGTTGCGTTTAGCTATCTCGTCTAGCTCTTTTTGTCGGTTTGCTTCAAGTTCAGCTTGTGCTTTGCGTTGCTCAGCAGCTTCCGCTTCACGCCTTGTCGCATCTTGGCGACGGATTTCTGCCTCGCGCTCAGCTTCTGCTGCTGCGGCAGTCTCGCGCTGAACACGCTCACCCTCTGCCCTCTCCAGGGCTTGCAGCTCTTTCTGAGCTTCCTCGGCCCGCTTCTGTTTTTCATCAACCTCACGGAACGCGCCTTGCAGTGAACGGAATGTATCCGCGCCAACTTCCCTTTTCTGGCCCCCAGTTTGCACAATGTAGCGTGGGTTGCCACTGTCGGACTCGTATTGCTGCATCCTTTCGACTTTTTGCCCGCCAAACGTGACCTCGCCGCCGCCAGCATCAATGTCCCTCAAAAGGTCTTGCGCTCGTTGCCTTGTCTCATCATCAGCGCCCGAGAAGTAAGTGCCGGTAGATGGTGCGTCTTGCAATGCCGCAGAATAACCACCACCAAACTGGTACTCTCCGCGCGGGTCTTGCGCTATGCCAATAGCTGCGCCTGCACTTGGCTGTCTGCCAGAACCGCCTGCACCACCACCACCTGTTGAACCACCCATCAGTCTCTCCTATAGCGTAAACGGGTTGTAATCCATTTGCGCAGTCTGCTGCGGGGGCTTGCGCATAACTTCTCTATTCTCCAAACCAACGGCAAGGTAGCGAAAGGCATCGGCTGCGTGACTTGTGTAGTCATGGCGCGGATGGTCTCTGAAAGATTTACGCTTCTCATCCCATTCCTGCCGGTATTGTCTCAGCATCTCAAGACCTTCGCCGCAGTTGTCGCGGTCAAAGTAACATTTAGGTATTAACATACGCGCTGCGTTAATGCCATCTGCCACCTTCATTTTTGGGATGACCCTGAATTTGATTCCCAGCGTATAAGCCGTTTCCCAGCGGCTTTTACCCGAGCCCAACTCACGGACCTCAATGTCGTGAGGAGCGAGGTGGTCGCCATACGTATAGTCTTTCTTTGAGAGTATATCTGCATAATGGTCGAGACCAACCCCAGAACTCTCGTAATAATCAATAACATTTACCGCACCCCCGCGAAACACTTGCGCAAACCAGATGGCTGTCGAGTCGTTAATGCCCAAGTCCCAAGCCGTATGCACAGGATAGGCCGGGTCATACGGCACCCGCGTTACGCGGCCAGCATCGTCAGCATCTGACAACAACTTACCATAATACGCTCCAATAATCGCTGCGGTGAATGAACACTCGTATTCCTGCTCGTATTGCTCCGGCGTCATCTGCGCCTGAGCCGCCTCCAGCTCCTCTGGCCGCACAATCCCTGTGTCACTGGCTTTGCAAATCTTGTAGTACCAGTCGCTGCTGCCCTCCGCCAACTGGCCCTTAGCGGTCTCCAGCAAATCAAAAAAATGATTGTGGCCCGCCGGGGTTCCCAAAAAACAAGCCGACCCCTGCCTGTCAGACAGTGCCGGTCTCACAACCTCCCCCCATACCCTTGGGTTCTGCATGCCAAACTCGTCAAAGACACACTCATCAAGGTAGATGCCCCGAAGGGCGTCCGGGTTCTCAGCCGACAGCAGCATAATCCTGCCGCCATTCGGAAAGTCAGCGCGGAGTTCTGTCTCGTTGAACTGAACGCCAGGGATGACGCCCGCGTAGAACTTGACGTAATCCCACGCTATTCGCTTCGCCTGGGCAAAGGTAGGAGCTACAAAAGCCGTCCTCGGTCGTGGCAACGGGCAAGTCAAAGTCGTCTTGATTAGTTGGTTCACTGCCCACACCGTTTTGCCAAATCGGCGGTGCATCACCAACACATTCCATCTCTTCAACTCCTTGTGCATGTCCTTCTGCAAAGGACGAGGCTTGTAGGGAATCTTGACGTCCATCAGTCAGTCTCCCACAGGATACGCACCGTGCCGTCACTCACCTCAACACCAGCCCGGTTCTTCTGCTCACCGTATTGTTCTGGCATAGAGGTCTTAGCCCGCCAGCGCACGTGTTGCGCATAGTCCCGTAATATGTTTGGGTCATACCGCCTCTTTCCCTCCAGTGCGTTCAAATACATGCCGTCAAGCTCCTCCAGAGCCTTCTCAGCGCTTTCAGCCCTTGCCGTGTACACAGCGGCCCGAAACTCCTCATCGGCCCTCATGCGCTTGTAAGCGCCAGCACGGGATATGCCAGCGGCCTCGCAAGCCTTCACTAAGCTGTGGCCTTCGCTCAGTAGCTCAATGACCTTGGTTGTGTTTGCCTTTGTAATCTTGCCCATGCTTTCTCCGTGAGTGTGTAGGGGACAATTAACACACATAGACGACGGCCCCGACTGCTGGGGTGTGCCGGCCTGTGAGCATCCCCCCCTCCTGTTGCGTTTCTGCAACACTGTTGCCGTTATGTCACTGTGGCCTGACTGTCACACTGTTGCAGATATGTCACATATATACATTGCCGCGTGTGGATGTGTCTTCGCAGTGTGTACTGACACACTCAACACACCATCACAGCAACCATCGCAGCAACCATCATCCCTCGAGCTCGGCAACACAGCGCGCATTGCCCATCACATTACCATCGCGTCTCAACTGCCATGTTTCGCGCACCATCCTTTCGCGCATGTCTTGGCACTGTCCCATCGTCTTAAACCTGTCAGTGCTGGCAAGCTCGAAGCATGCCGCATCATTGCCAGCCGATAGCAGGCACACCGTTACCAATAGCTTTATCATTGCTTTTCCCTCCGATGTTGAGCCTACAAAATACCCATTAATTACAGCCCTGTATACTTTTTATTCGCTGTTTTTGCATTTTGTCTCTTGCATAGCGCAACCATTGCGCCTATCTCTTAATCATCGCAACGCCAATGGAGGGCAAGACAATGACTACATTTACCCAAGACCAGCAGGACCACCTGTCCAAGATTGTTACGTTTATGATGACATGGTCACGTCATCAAAACGCATGGCTGGCGTCGCCAGTCGGCAGTTATGCGGAGGAAAAGGCAACCGAGGAAAAGCAATTTTATGCTTCTCTTGCTCATCGCAGCTGCGTCAATCTTGGCCTGAACCCGGTTGACATCATCGGGACGCCTGCCTGCCAAGATGCCAACGAATATGACCGGCAGATTATGAAAGCGGTCGAAGCAGAACGCGCAGCGTAACAACAACCGGGCGGCGCAATGCGTCGCCCATCCTTGGAGGGCTCAACATGTTCATGGAATCCGACAACCACACAGCCGAGTTTTATTCCGGCTGGCTTATCATCACCGACAACGAAACGCGCCAAACCTACCCGGTACAGATGCGCGACACAGAGACAGGCCGCAACATAACCCGGAAGCAGTTTAACGACGCTGTGAAAGGTTACGGCCTCGACCGGGCTTGCCAGACTTTCCGCAAGCTATACGCCACCAAATAATCACAGCCTTGCCCGATTCTGGTCACATTGTCGGGCAACGCTACACCATCACCAACTGCCAACCTTGGAGGGTTTAACAATGGCAAAAGTAACACAGATGACCGGTCGCACCGGCAAGCCTGTCGCAAATCAATTCATCATCTTTGACAGCGAAGCAACCTACTTTCAAAGCTACGACACGGTCATTGTAAAGACCTGTTACGAAAACGGTTACCGGGTTGTGTACCTCGACCGGGACGCATGGGACTACAGCGTAACCACTAGCAAGTATCGGAACCAGTTTCTTGGCTGCGACACTGCCGAGGTCAAGCGCCGCATCAAGGCCGGCACCTACCGCCTCGCAGACCTTAACGCATAGGAGGGCATAGACATGGACAATACCAGACACAAAGCTAAACGCACCGAGACCACAACGCCGGAGGCAGACGCAACGCGCCGGGTTTACCGGGCTCTGAAATCACTGGCTCATGCTGAAGCAGAATTGCATGAGACCGGGCGCGTAGACTCGGACATCCTAGACTGGGCCATGCGGGACATACATGAATCCATGCGGCGCTGTCAGCTTTACATGAGGGAGGCAAACCAATGACTAGACAATGGCAAGCCTACGACGTGACCAACACGGAAGCCAACGAGGCCACGGGTGAGGAATGGCGGGAGCTTGTTTTGCACCGCCATGAGTATCACGACATAACGCTTTCACAGAACATGCGGACAGGCCGATGGTTCGGCGTGTTGCGGGTGCGTAGCGTTTCCGGTGACGACTTGCCGGCGGGCATGGGGCTCGACGTAGCAGACTTTTCAAAGCCGCAAGAACTGCCAGAAAAACTGGCGGCAAAGCTGGCGGCAATAGCAACAAAGGAGGCAGAGAAATGAACAGCAAAGACAACCCACTGACCGAACATGATGCAAACTTCCTGAAGGCCTGCATGGATGCGGTAACGAATCACCCGCACGATGGCAGCTTAGAGACAGCCTATAACCTGTCGCTGATGTTCCATCATGCAGTGCTACGCATGGCCCACAGTTGCACCGATGGCAGGGATGCAGGCATGGTCATGCTCACTTGCATCATAGACGAAGCCAAGACCGACGCCATCAAGCAGTTGATAGCCGAGGACATGGAAGACGAAGACGAGACGCAACATTGAGGGGGACAGAGACATGCAGGAACTAACACGCGCCGTAGCTTACTGGTCGAACGAGGTAGACCGGCAACTGCAAATCATTGAAAGCCTAGCCGGGCGCAAGCACGACCTACTGTCAGAGGTCGAGCGACTAGACATGGAGCTAGGCAAGGAACGGTCTGTCCTAGAAGGCTTGGAACGCATCAGAAACAAGGAGTCAGAAACATGCACATGATAAACGAAAGCCAGAAACGAGCCCTCACCGAGGTTTTATGCGCGGCCAGCGACATGCTTGACCTGATGGACGAGGCACCGCCTGACGTGTGGGACGAGGAATGGCGTGACGCAATCAGGGAAAGCATCGACCGGGTGGGCTGGCTCATCAAAAGCCATCACATCTATGTCACAAGCAAGAAGGAGGGCTGAGAAATGGTAAACGCAATAATCAGGATAAAAAACCGCAGCGATAAGGTTGTGGCAATGGCGACTATGTCATGGGGGCTTCAAGACTGGGAGAAGTTTGTCTCAGGAGTCATTGAGGTGCAAGACGTGATGCTGCAATGCGCTGACGAGCAAGGCGGGGAATGTAATGCGCACATTGCCCTGTCAACCAATGACATATCAAACTGGAAGGAGGACTAGACATGTACATCATCGTGACAACGCTGGAGTTTAACCGCACACAGGGCGGGCCCAGCTACAAGGACAACTACGAGCTAGCCGACACGCTGGAGGAGGCGCAGACCATCATCGAGAAGCGCAAGCGTCAAGACTACGTGCCGGGTGAATACAGCCTGTATTGCTGGGCCATCAGCGAGGTGGTGGACGCATCAGAGCCACACTGGATAGAGAAAAAGGAGGTATGGGGCAGTGACCGCTAATGACTTGAAACACCGCCGAGAAATGCTTGGCTATACGCAACAGAGCTTTGCTGAACGACTAGGGTTGGCCAGGCGTACCGTCCAGTATTACGAAAGCGGAGAGCATGACATCCCGCGTACTGTGGAACTGGCGTTGCAAGCGTTGGAGCTGGAACAAAAATAAAATCTAAAAAATCTCTGGCAATGTCATTGCTTAAGCAATGTCATTGCTGGAGCAGTACTGCAACAGCAATGACTGGACAATGCTTGTTTTATTAGAAAAGGTTTGTTTTGCTTCTGTATCAGCAATGACACTGCGGCAACAATGACACGGCAGTTACATGTCTGCCGCGTGACAATGAGGAACTCAAATATCACATTTCAAACCGTCTGTAAAGAGGAGGACACGGACATGGAAATCATCACTAGACAGGAAGCCATAGCGCAGGGACTGCGCCACTACTTCACGGGGCAACCGTGTGGTCATGGGCATGTATCGACACGGTACGTCGCTGGCGGTTGCGTCGAGTGTGTCAAAAAACGAGCCAGAGAGTCCGCAAAGCGGAACCCTGAACGGCGGGCGGAAATCAACCGCGACTACTATTGGAGGACAATAGAGCACCAGAGAAGGCGTGGCAAAAAATACCGTGAACGACGTCCTGAGAAGATGGCTAGCCGGACACGGTTCTACCAAGCCCGCAAGCGTCAAGCCACGCTAAAGGGTTTCATGCCCAAAGACTTTGAGCACATCTACAAAGAACGAGACCGGATGACCGAGGCCACCGGCATACAGCACCATGTTGACCACATCGTGCCGCTACAGGCAGAGAACGTCTGCGGCTTGCATGTGCCATGGAACCTACAAGTCATCACGGCTTTTGAAAATATGTCGAAGAACAACAAATGGGAGGGGGCGATTAGGGATTTGCCCACCACTGTGATAGGCTGACAGCGAAAGGAGCGTTGTCATGTTCAAGACGCTCATGCTGGTGTGCGTAATAGGACAGCCCAATGAGTGCGTCCTCTTTGAAGACACCACAGGCTTAAAAAAGACAGAGGCGGAGTGCTTTGCACGGGGCATAGAGATGGCCAACTCGGTCATCCCTTTGTTCCCTGTGCCGATGCAGGCTCAGTTTAAGTGCGAGAAGCAGAACGGCGTTTAGGACGCTTGTTCACACCCTTCTTACGCTTATTCCAAAACGGTTGCTGCGCTGCCGTTGGCTTTGTCTTGCGCTGGTAGTAACCCTTTGGTGGCGGCGTTGCTTTAGGCGGAGCCGTTACCTCTGCCAACAGGTTGCGAAACTCCTCTAGGGTCATTTGTGCTGCGGTTTTCATCTGTCAATCCCTCCCTGACAATCATGCACCATGTATCAAAGCTAACCGTGGCTACGTCGTCCTTGCCCCAATAGTCCGGGTTGATGGCCGACAGAAACACCACGCAGCGGACAGGCTGGCGGTCGAACTTGTAAATTAGAACGGGCTCACACATGGCAGCATCCGCCGCCTTGGTTACTTGCGCCCACCACTCATCCCTGTACGTCGAGCCCGAGGCGTAGCGTTTGCACTCTATGACCCAGCCAGGCACCCCAATCAGGTCACCCCGGTCACCGCTTCTGTATTGTTCGAGGTCTCGTTTCGCATCGAAGCCAAGAGAACTGTGGCACATGCGGGCCACGTCACGCTCAAACTGAGCGCCCTTTGCACGTCCATTGGTCATGTATTCGCTCCACAGAACATAGCCCTTGGCACCGTGCCATCCATCCAGCGGATGAACCTCCCAGCCGTCAGGCACATCGTCATCACAATGTGCATAGCGGCAGCGAATCTGCTCATGCCTCGGCATCGTACTCGATTTCAAAATAGGGCATCAGCTTGCCCTCGCCTCCACAAACGCCGCACTCCCATGAGTAGCTGCGGGTGATGTCAAACCCTATTTCGCTATGCTCATACAAGTCAATAGGGATTACGCCATTCCCCTCACACTTTGAACAGTCGAGCATTTCATCCGAATCAAAAACAATAAACATAGTTGACACCTGTGTTGAAGATGGTTATACCGGGGATATGGAGGGTTAAATGCAAAGAGAAATTCCTGATTACAGCTTGTTCTTTGGTCGCCAGCATGTCAGTGCATCCGGCGCAACGCAGCCGATTGATGAGCATGTGTTGAAGCTGTACCTACGCAAAGAACACAAGATGAACTTCCCCTTTGCTGCGCGGCCCCGGGCTGGCCAGATAGTACAAAGCATAACCGACATGGCGCTGGGCGTCCACGACTACAGCCCCATCTATGGCCCCAAGGAGCCCATGGATATTGACGAGGCAATCAGCCGGGGCTTGACTGAGTTTGAGTTTTACAAGCCTAGAGACTGGGACGGAGGCAAGGATGCAGAGGAATACCACCACTTCAAAGAAGTCATCCCAACAATGGCGCGATACGCTGTTGAGGGCATACGCGAGTTCTATAAAGGAGTCGCTTTCGAGGGCGAATACCAGCGTCTCTACAACGAGGAAAAGCTGGACGTCCCTGTCATCCTGTTCCAAGACTTTACGGGCGCTGGTAGACAGATTGACTTGAAGTGCAGCCTGCCGCTGCGGAACCCGCCAAAGAAGGACGGCACCCGCACATGGCGCAACCCGAAGCCCAAGACAGAACCCACTCCCCAGCAAATCATGCAGCAGGCGGTCTATAACAAGGCCACTGGCGACGAGCCCGGCCTGCTGTTTGTGACGCCTGCGGGCTACAACATCGTCACCGCCGAGAACTGTGATGCACTAAAGCCGGAGGCTCTCGAAGCCACCTACCAAGACGTAGTGCAGCGCTGGGTGGTGCAACAGAACTTGCTCAAAGCTGCGAACCAGAATTGGGCAACCCTGTTTGGTCTAGTCCAGCCGGACTTTGGCCAAATCGCGGGCCGACACGGCCCTGACATCCTCAAAATAGCAAGAGAAACCTGGAGGGTTTAGCTATGACACTTAAAATTGAACAGAATATCCCCATCCCCAGCCCCAGAGGAGGGCCGGGCCGTCAAACCAGTGAGGAAACAAAGCTGGCACTAAAGATGAAGCCCGGTGACAGCATCCTTTGTCCTAACGAGGTCATTTACAAGCGCATTATTAAGGCTTTGTCGAGCCATAAGCTTTCGTATGTCTCGCGTCGGACAGACGATGGCTACCGTGTGTGGCGTGTAGATGGGCGCAAGCCTAAGAGTGCATTTGTAAACCACTACGCCGCAGAGGTCAGGCGCAAAGCGGAACAGCTTTCAAACGGCCGTGTGGCCCCAACCCTGTAAGAGAGGAGACTGTTATGTTTGCATTTGTCGTACCGTTTTTGCTGAAAGCAACATGGGGCATCGCAGCCATAGACGCCGCAGCGACGGCCAGTGGCATGAAGTAATGTCGGAGGAGGAAGAACGCCAGCAGAGGCTGGATGAGCTTGAGCGCTGTGTCACGGCGCTCGAGCAAGACTTTCTAGACATGAAGGCGGCCTGGACTGTCTTCATGCACCTAATGGCAGACCATTTGCACAAAGGAAAGGTATTAGATGAGCAAGATAATTGATGCAATGGGGCTGGTCTCTGAATTGCATAAAAGCCATGGCATCGCACAGCGAGGGGGCAAGAAGTATACCCAAGTTGTGCATCGCATGGAGGCGTTCAGGACGGTGTTTGGTCTTGAGTGTGGCGTTGACACTGACATTCTTGTGGATGACGGGCAACGTGTTGTTGTCAAAGCCGTGGTGACAGACCATAATGGTCACATCGTCGGCTCAGGAATGGCAGAGGAAATCAGAGGCCAGGGACACGTCAACCAGACTAGCGCCTTGGAGAACTGTGAAACCTCTGCTGTTGGCAGGGCGCTGGCAAGCATCGGTCTGTCCGGTGGTGAATACGCCAGTGCCAATGAAATGGAGGCTGTGCCGAGAAAGCAGCAGAACTTGCAGACATCGAGTTCGGGCGGCGACTCCGGTGGGAACCCTCCATCCCCTGTTGAGACGCCGTCCGATGCCTATGCCGACGCTGACCGTCAGCTATACGTTCAGATGAAGAGTAGGCTGGAGAAGATTAAGGTGGCCGGTGGTGTTGATAACCTGTTTGTCGAGAACCGGCATCAGATTATGGACCTCAAGAAACGCAACCCTGAACGTGCGGAGACCATCCTTAACCTGTTCAAGCAACGCCAGAAGAGCTTAGGAGGCTAACAATGGCAAGACAATGGAAACCAATTACCCAGTTTCGGGCCTGGCCAAACGACAAGGGCGCGGCTAAGTACGGCAACAGCAAGTGGACGCCGTACAAGGAGGGTGCGCCTGCTGACGTGCATCTCAGGCATGACGTGCAGTACTCTGTGCGCGTGTACGAGAACGACGACGGCAGTATCACGCTGAAAGTCGAGCAACCTGTCGAATATACCGGCACTGATAGCGTAGCCGCTGACGTGTCTCAAGGCGGCTTCAAGCAAGTCGCAGAGGCGGCTGGTGTGCAGGAGACTGCGCGTAAGTCAAAGCTGAATCTGGATGATGACATCCCGTTCTAACTTAATCTTGGTGGTGCCTCGGTCAGACGGGTTGCTGGTTAGCATAGAGGGCGTGTCCTACTACAGGGACATGGACTCAACACAGCTTCTCTGGATGGCTGAGCGCTTCCTCACAGCCGGACTGGAGGCCCAACGTGAAGAGAAAAGGGCCGCGAACCAAGAAGAAAGACACGAGAAAGGTTAGTTGTGTTTTCTGCGGCAAGGACCATTATGTCATGGATGGAACGTGGATTGCGAATGGGAACGGCCATATCCTATGCTATGACATGCAAGGAGGGTGTAGTGAAAAAATGTGGAGAGTGCGGGCAAGTGATACTTGAGAAGGGCATCCCAGTCCCCGGCGCAAAGCGGGACAAATGGAACATCCTCGACCAGATGGAGGTCGGGGACTGCCTGGCTGCGACCACAGAAGCAGACTATGAGAAGGTGCGTGGCGCAATGTATCACAGAGGTATGAGGTACCGGTCCCGCAAGGAGCCAAACGGTACAGGTTACAGAATCTGGAGAATAGAGTAGTTCCTCCCTAGCGAAGCGGCCAAACGATGCCGGGGGGCATCACCGCCTAGCCACTGAGCCTCGTCGGGTTTACGGTTTCCCGGCGGGGCTCTTTTTTCTGGAGTAACTACCCTTGCCCTTCTTGGGCTTGACGACGCGCGGCTTGAACAGCTTGCTCATCAGGCTCTTGGCTTGCGGGTTGCGTGACATCACTTCTTGGACTTCTTGGCCTTGTTCCGCTTGGAGATAGCTGCTGCCTTCTTCTTTGCGTCAGCCTTGCTGCTTGCACCCCATGCCCGTAAAGACAGCAGGAGCCTGGTGGGCTTGCCCTTCGCATCTCGTTCCGGCCCCCTCATGCCACCCATACGCGCAAGGAAACTGGCACGGCGCGGGTTGTCGCCCTTCTTCACAGGTGCCTTGAGGTTCATGCCCTGCTTCTTGGCAGATGCCCTACCTTTGGCGTTCAGGCCACCCTTCGGGTTCTTGCCTGCCTTGCGCTGCCATGCCGGAGTCTTGGCCATTACTTTTTCTTCTTGCGCATCTTGCTGGCCTTCTTGAGGTCAGCGCCAGTAATCTTCTTGCGAGGTGGGGCCATAGCCGCCAGCTTCTTTTGCTTCGGGGAATACTTTGTGCCTGGCATTACTTTACCTTTCTGTACTTTCTGGTCTTAGAAGCGATTCGTTTTGGTTGCTTGCTAACTTGTTTTCCGGCTCTAGTAGCCTTCCTTTTTGCTCTCGTGGTCGCCGCATATTCTTGCGCAGAGAGGGCTTTAATGGCTCTAGACGGTAGATAGCGCTCCCCGGTTGCCTTCGGACCCTGCGTGGACGGTTTGCCACTCTTAGTCCTCCATTTCTGCTTTGTCCAAGCCTTGAGGCTGCGTTGTGATTTCTTCATAGCCATTATAATAACCGTTATAATTTACCCGCCGCATGCAACGCCAAAGCCAGTATTGAGCCCAAGATGAACAGTCCCAGTATAAAGAAAAACGCTATTATTGCCACCTCTAGGTACTTCTTGCGCTTACGCGCTGCTGCAATCTCTGCATCGCGCCGTGCCACTCTTGCCTTGGCCTGAAACCTCTGCCAGTCGGACCAGAGGCCGGGCCTGCCAGCGTAAATCATGATGGTTTTTAACTGGTCTTCCTGCTGCTTGATTTTCTCCAGCGCCATAAACTCTTCAAGGTCCGACCCGCCGCCCTTCTTCTGCGCCTTGGCTTGCAGCTTCTCCTTGGCACCAACAAACTGAGCAACAGCACTAGCAGCATCGGCAATCTCCTTGCCGTTCTGAATGGTGGCCTTCAGGACGCCAAAGGCGGCATTGGCTGCGGCGAGTTCGGCAAGCATCAGTACACCTTTGTCAGTCCCTTGGTTACGAGTTTTGGCAGGCAGTAGGATGTCACGCTGCCGCCCTGCTTGTGCAACTTCTGTGAATACCACAAACAGTCGTTGAGGTCAGCGAACATCATGTCACCACTTGCCAGCTTCTTGTCCGCCCCCACTCCTAAATAGACAAACAAAACAAAGACATGCTGCAACTCAGTTGCGGTATCCACCGCCCGCTGCCTTGTACTGCTTGGCCAGCATCTGCGCCTTGCGGGCAGACCATTGGCCAGGCTTGCCGCCCTTGCCGCCAGCTTTGATTTTGGAGAAAAGTCTTTTGCGCATAGTAGGCTTAGTGTAGTTACCGGCCTCGTTTACGCGCGACTTACTTTTTGGCTTTGCCTTGGTTTTTCGGGTCATCCATCTCACCTATCTTCTGTACAAGGTTACTAATAGCTTTAGCATCCTCCGGGCGCTGCTTAAACCTCCCAAGCAGATAAGTGATGAGCATAGGAATGGCGAAGATGGCCACACCTATCCCAATAACAATCTCAAACGCATGGGCAAGTAGCTGGTCAAATGCCACCAGCAGGGCTTGCCACGGGTTCTCTACTTCTTTGATTTGCTCGGTGCTAAGGCTCTTGTCGTCCTTGACCAGGGCGGCTCCAGTCAATCCCCCCGCCGCCGCCACAGCACCAATAGCCATAGGGTTTGTTGTTAGCACGGCGGTGCCGAGCGCCGCTCCCGATGCAGTAGACGTTGTAGCCACGTCGGATAAGTCGATGCGGTCACAGGCCGCGATAGCCAAAAGAGACACTGCGAAAACAAAACGTACCACCCTCACTTGCCGCGCCCGGTCCACTTGCGGACGGTCTCGGTCTCCCATATACGGATAATGACCCAGATGCCGGTAATCACCGCCACAGCATCCGGTGCCATACCTATCCACGCAGCGAAAGTCCCGCTGCCAGCAGCTACGTCGAGCAGGACTTTCTGTTCCTCTGGCATTAGCTTGCAGTGTAACCCTGACCAGCAGTGATGGCAGCGTTGACCGCTGTCATGTCTTCGCCGGTCCAGTAGTCCTTTGCGACCATCAGTTCCAGATGCTCGACGTTGCGGTCAACACAGTCTTGCCTGTCGGCTGCGTCGTCATCAGCCATAGTGTCGCCAGCGATGATGGCATTGATAAGGTCAACGCTGTGGCCCATTGCGGTGTAGTTCTGTGCGATTTGTTCGGTAGTGATTTCGTCCATTGGTAACTCCTCTAGTTGGACTCAAGTGTGGCAATACGTGCCTCAAGTGCTGTGATTGTTGCTTGCTGTTCTTGGATAGCTTTGATGCACAGCGACACCATATTCCCGTATGCAAGAGAGTCTGGCCTGTCTTGGTCATCGTAAGAAACAAACTCTGTCAGGCCAGCGTCGTGTACTTCTTCAGCAATCAAGCCACCGAAGATTGTGTCGCCATCATTGTTGCCTTTGTAGGTAACAGGACGCAGTGCAAGCAGTTCCGTCAGGCCGTGTGTGGCATCAGTGATGGTGTTTTTGTAACGCTGAGATGATGTTGAACGATAAAACTGTCCGGCTGAGATAAACACGTTAGCGCCAGCGGCGGTGGTGTTGTCTTGGGTCGGGGGAGAAAACAGTATTCCGTTTTCGTTCATGTATAGTCTAGGGTTGCCATCGCCATCTGACAGCACGATGCGGTTGCTGGCTGTGCGGATGTCGAGGCCACCCTGATTGCCGTTGTAGCCACCAATGACAGTGTTCTTTTGGCCTGTGGTAATGGCGTTGCCAGCGGCATAACCTAGCATCGTGTTGAGTTCGCCTGTGGTGGCATTGCCAAGCGCACCAACCCCCAGTGCCACGTTCTTCTGTCCGGTTGTGATTGCGTCGGCCGCAACATAACCAACAGCAGTGTTTTCTGCGCCAGTGGTGTTTGCCCCAAGTGCGCTACGCCCAACAGCCGTATTGACAGATGCAGTAGTGTTCGCATCTAGTGCAGCGGTGCCGATAGCAGTGTTCTCTGCACCAGTCGTGTTTGCGCCAAGAGCAGCATAGCCCATCGCCACGTTTGAGTTTGCTGTGGTGTTGGCATCAAGAGCATACGCACCAACAGCAGTGTTCTGTGTGCCGGTGGTGTTTACGACCATAGCACTCCGGCCCAACGCCACATTGTTGCTAGCTGTAGTATTCGCTGTCATCGCTTGAGTGCCAAGCGCAGTGTTGGCGGTGCCGGTGGTGTTTGCGTTTAGTGCCTGATACCCAACACCTGTGTTGTTGTTTGCGGTGGTGTTGTTTTGTAGGGCTTCATGTCCTACGGCTGTATTGAAACTGCCCGTAGTGTGGTCAAACAACGCCCTACGACCAAACGCAGAGTTATAATTTCCGGTGGTGTTTGCGCTGAGTGAAGTGTCTCCAACGGCTGTGTTGTATGCGCCGGTGGTGTTTGCAGTCAGAGACTGATAGCCCAATGCCGTGTTGTTGTTTGCGGTGGTGTTGGCCGCAAGTGCCTTTAGTCCGACTGCAACATTTTGTGCGCCAGTCGTGTTTGCGGTTAGCGAACCTGAACCTACTGCTGTGTTCCAATAACCTGTAGTGTTGGCGGACATAGAGGCATTAGTGACAGCGGAAACAGGGCCACCAATAGCAGTGTTTCCAGAACCAGTTGTGCTTACCAACAATGTCTGTGCGCCAATCGCAGTCTGACCATTTCCAGTGGTGTTTGCGGCAAGTGCGTCTGAACCAACTCCTGTGTTGTTATTGGATGTGGCTACACCCAAGACGTTATATCCAACTGCGGTGTTAGACGCTTGAGTGGTGTTTGCGTCTAGGGCAAAGGCACCTACAGCTACATTTTTTGTGCCGGTGGTGTTTGCATATAACGCATTTGAACCGACAGCGGTGTTGTTCGCTGCAGCGTTGTTGTACAGAGTATTCGCCCCTACTCCCGTATTGTCATCACCTGAGACTCCTACAGAATTAGACTGATAGCCAATATAAGTGTTGTCATCCGAAGAGGTTAAAGAACTGGCAGAAGCACGGCCTAAAGCGGTGTTGCCATTACCCGTCGTACAAGCATCTAGGGAAATTTGACCTACAGCGGTGTTGTTTGTGCCGGTGGTGTTTGCGCCAAGTGCAAAGTATCCAGCGGCAGTGTTATTGGATGCGGTGGTGTTGACGTTCAGCGCACCCCAACCAAAGGCAGCATTATATTGTCCGGTAGTGCTTGCGCCTAATGCGCCATTGCCAAGTGCCGCATTGCGAATACCAGTGGTGTTTGCATCAAGGGCGTTTGCGCCAACGGCGGTGTTCCCTGCGCCGGATGTGTTGTTAGCAAGCGCATCTTTACCGACAGCGGTGTTGGCGGACGCCGTATTATCAAACAAGGCATTTGTGCCAACAGCGGTGTTATCGCCCCCAGTAACGTTAGCCCCAAGCGCATTTACACCTACCGCAACATTCAATGTGCCAGTGGTATTTGCATCAAGTGCCGCATAGCCAAACGCAGAGTTGGAGTTTGCGGTGGTGTTGAGGCGCAGGGCATTCCAACCAACACCAGTGTTATTATTCCCCTCTGTGTTATCACCCAAAGCGGTGGTGCCAACGGCCACATTTTGTGCGCCGGTTGTGTTATCCGTCAGCGCATTGTGTCCGATTGCAGTGTTGTTAGATGCTGTGGTGTTTGCATCTAGTGCTGTTGAACCGACAGCGACATTGTTTGCGCCGGTGGTGTTTAGGGCAAGTGCATCCTTACCCACTGCCGTGTTGTTGTCTGCGTTATTTGTGTAGCCAGCTTGCTGTCCGACAAAGGTGTTGCTCCCTCCGGTAGTGTTGGTGAAGCCAGCAGCATATCCGACCGCTGTGTTTCCGCTTGCCGTAGTGTTGCTTGAAAGCGCCTGATGACCAACTGCTGTTCCATTGTTTGCAGTGGTGTTGGCATCAAGTGCCTGTCTACCGATAGCGACGTTGTTACCGCCTGTGGTGTTCGCAACCATAGCACCAACGCCCATCGACACGTTGTTGCTTCCGGTGGTGTTCGCCAACATAGAGTCACCGCCAACAGACACATTGGTTGCGCCAGAAGTGTTTGCGGTAAGACTACGATGACCAATAGCTGTGTTATATGTGCCGCTGAGAGAACCGTCATCTAGTGCTTGGTCACCCAACGCCACGTTGGCGGTGCCTACAGGATAGTTACCGTCAAGTTTAATCGTGCCGCCGTCCACGCTGACGTTGCCAGCGACGGTGAGGCCGTCTGTGACTGCCGTGCCGGTCACGTCGATGCCGGTGGCGGTGGTGGCTAGTTTAGGGGCGTTGTTATGATAAAGATTAACTGCCCCATTGTATGTGGCGTTGAGATACTGCTCAGTTCCAGACTCATTTAGAAGCTCTAGAATGTCAGCCTGCAACTTCAGATTGCCTGTTGCGTTTACAACTCTGCTACTCGACCCATCATGATAAATCTGCAAGTCAGAGCCAGCACCAAACACGGCCTTGTCGTTGTCGCCGAAGTTGATGTCGTTGCCGTTGGTGTCGAGGTTGCCGCCCAGTTGCGGGGTGGTGTCAGCAACAATGTTCGGTGATGCCGCCTGCCAGGCCGAGCCGTTCCAGATGTAAAGCTCGTTGTCGCCTGTGTCGAAATACAGGTCACCAGTCGTCAGCGCGTCCCCGTCATTGTCCACAGTCGGAGCCGAGGCTTTGGCACCTAGGTAAATGTCGTCGAAGGCATCGAAGGAGGCCGCAGCAGCCGCAGCAGATGCGGCAGCGTTAGAAGCGCTGGTGGATGCACTAGAGGCGCTTGTAGAGGCGTTAGACTCGCTTGTAGAGGCATTTGACTCGCTGGTGGCCGCGTTGCTGGCAGATGTCGAGGCAGCAGCCGCGCTGTTAGCAGCATTGGTGGCGCTGGTCGCCGCATTTGTCTCGGATGTGCCAGCAGCCGACGCTGAGTTAGACGCACTGGTTGCGCTTGTAGCAGCATTGGTGGCCGACGTTGCCGCTGCCGAGGCGCTGTTGGACGCATTGGTCTCGGACGTGCTGGCATTTGTAGCGCTCGTTGATGCAGAAGCCGCGCTTGCAGCCGCTGCTGTGGCGTTTGCAGCCACCCCGGACTCACTGCTAGCGGCATTTGACTCGGATGTTGCCGCCGCTGTTGCAGAGTTAGCCGCTGCTGTGGCGCTGGTAGCTGCCGCAGTCGCGCTGGAGGCTGCGTTTGTTGCACTTGTGGTGGCCGAGGCCGCATCCACAATCAGGTCATACTTGGAAGCATTGGCATTAGTTGTCAGCGGCTGAGAGCCTGAGCTTGTATGCGCAGAATTAACAATAAAGATGTTATTGGTGCTGGTGTCCTTCACCAAATCACGCTCTGCATAGGCAGTCGAAGCGGCCCAGTCACCCTGGAACGTGCCAATCTCCTGCGTGACAGCAAGCTCACCGCTGCTGTCGAAGGCAAAGACCTTGTTGGCACGGTCAGTGGCACCAACCGTGAACTCGGTCGATGTCATTGTATTGGTGCGCGACAGCTTGATGGAACGGTCAACCTCTTCTTGGGTGTCCTGCGCCATCAGTGTCAGCTTGTCCAGCGCGTCCTCGTGGGTAACGGCTGGGAACGGGTCGTTAGGAGTGTAGTCAGTGGTCTGTGTCAGTGGAATCGCACGAATCAGGACAACAGTTTCAGTCGCAGCAGGGGCAGAGACAAACGTAATCGTGCCACCGCCAGCGTTACCAACCCCAGAGACACTGTAGTGTGTCGTCTTGGTCTTGACTGTTTCGGTGCCAGTCGCATTAGTACGCAGGATGACTGTGATGTCATCGTCGTCTAAGATTTTGAAAGTATAGCTAAAAGCTACGGTGGAGCCGTCGCCGGAATAACTATTCTTTGTGTTGGTGCTGCTGATTGTCATGCGTCACTCCTTCGGTATCTTATACCTTAACTAGCTGCCTACGGCAAACTCGCTTGGCGGAAGGTAAAACTCACTGCCGGTCTCTCGCTCAATACGCCTTTCCAAGCGACGCATGTAGCCAGGGTTCATCATCTCTGAGATGCCATGCAGGAACAGATAGTCTATGCCCATCTTGAGGTAAAACAGGTTTGCGCCAGGTAAGTTCCTGAAAGCAAAATTGACTGCCCTTTCGCCCGCTTTGTCTATGTCGCCCGACATCATGCTGCCGTAAATACGAGCCACATCGTCCAGAGTACCGAATGTCGGCCCGGCCAGCGTTTGCGTGAGAGATTGGCCATAACGGTTGTACTCACCAAACAAGAAGTCGCCATAAATACCAGCGCCACCCCCTGCGACAAACGCCTCTGTAAAGCTCTTGAGTGCGCGTTCCCGTGTCAGAACCTCTCTTGGCTCCCTGCCCTTCAATATGTCCTTTGTGGCGTTGGCTATATAACCCATAGCCGTAGTGCCAACCATAAGCTGAGCGATGCCTATTGCCCCGGAACGGCCAACGGCCTTCTGGCCGTAATATTGACGCTGCAAGCCTTTGGTCACAAAAGTGATTGGGAATGATTTGAACTGCGCAATCATGCGTATGGCCTCACCGATAGGTGTGCCGCGCTTTGTGCCTTGATTCATGATAGCGCGTTCCCGTGCGCCGGGTGTAGGCACGGCCGCATCCGCGCTGTCTGCGTAGTAAGCTGCAATCCTTGTGCGCAAATCATCCCGAAACTGCTGGCGCATCTCTGGTGTTATGTTTGTCCGCTGGAACCTGACCGATGCCGCAGCATCTAGGGCAGCGTCGTCAATCTCATCCACCATTGATGGGAACACATACTCGCGCCCGTCCGGGCCTTGGCGGTCCACACCACGGAACAATGCCAGTTCCTGCGCGTTTATGTCGTACAGTTCAAGCGTCGTGCGCAACTCAACAGGCAAGTCATCAAACCTTTTGCCTACGTTCTTGGCCAGGTCCGCCGCAAGTATTTTGGCAACGCCATCTTTCTGGGCGCTGTTCCAAAACTGCATGCCGTTCAGCTTAAAATAGGTTTGTTGTGCCTTCGTCATCATACCGGGCAACTGGTCATCAGCCGCGAATCTCGAATGTACGCTGCCAAGGAACGTGTCAACACCCGTGCCAAGGTAATACGAGAACTCGCGCTTTTGCGTGTCTGTGAACCCACGCATCACATCAAGGATGGCTTCGTTATAGGACTCAAAAAAGCTGCGACCAGTCTCGCGCTGTAACAAGGTGGCTTTAGACGCGATGTCCGAGAATGAAGAGATTGTGGCAAACCCCAGTTTGGACATATTCTGCAACGCCCTGACTGACGCGGCAGTCGCCGTCATGTCAAGGCCAAGCACCTTCTTCTGTGCAGCGCCAACAGCCCTTGTTGTGCCATCCAACTCCTTGAGCGCGTTGCGCAGACGCCGCGCCCCACGGTCAGTGATGTCGTCACGGCCACGGATAATCGTCTCAAGCATGGCTTCCGGGTTTGTGCCTAAAACCTCCATCAGCGCGATGGATTCGGCGTCATTGGATATGCCGTCGAGGACAGAGTTTATAAGGTTCTTGCCGGAATACTTGTTGGCGTACTGGTAGCTGGACTTGCCGTCCCTAAAGTGCAGCACACGAGAGCCGCTAAGTTTCTTGGCCAGGTTAGCCGGGCCTTTGAACGCGGTCAGTGGGTCAACCTTGCCGTCTTCGCCAGTCACAGACGATGTTTTCTGGAAGTTGCCGCTTTCGAGATGGTTATAAGCCTCACGCAAGAAAGCCTTACGCCCCGCTGCGCCACCCCGCACCCCATCAAAAGTCTTTTCTACATCCAGCAAAGGAACGATGTCGTTGTACCATTGGTCGAACCCTGCATCGCGCAGCCGGTTCGGGTCATGGCGCTGGCGAACAACATAGCTTGCCAACTCGCCAATATTCGCGCCGTTCCTGTTCTTGCGGTCGAGGAGGTTCTTCTGAACACGTTGGATGGCTTCCGCAATCTGCCGCGCCTCTGCGTTGCCTGACGTGCCAAACCCGTCAAACAGTTCTTTGTAAATCATCTCATCAAGCTGCGAAGACTGGAACAAGCCAACAAGGTCGTTCTTCTGCAACTCGGCAAGCAGCAGGCCCGCGCCGTCGTTCTGGATGCCCTGCCGCCTTGCGTCAACACTCATCCGGCCACCCTTGTAGTTCTTTACCGAGCCAACAAGGATGTCGAGCAAAGCGTCGTCGGCAGAACCTTCGTAGTTGTCAATGGCCTGCTTGAGCAAAGCAGCACGTTTCTGGTTAATCAGAAAGTTACGCTTCTGAATGGCAGCGCTAATCTTGGCCTGCTGGTGTATTTTCAGCCTGCGCTCAAGTAGTTGATTTTCTTGGGATTGCGAATAAATCTTGCCCTGCTGCTTCTCAAGGTCATCTACAAAAGCATCAAGGATGTCCGCTGCTTCTTCCTCGTCAATCTCAAAGCCAGCCTGGCGCATTGCGTCAATGATGTCTTGGGTACACGCTTGCATTATACTTTCCCTGTCAAACAGATTTGCGCTGCTTGCAGCCCCTTCTCATAGCCAGCCTCGGCCTTTTCGGTGAGGCGGTTGAAGACTTGGATTTGTTCCTGCGCTGCCTCGTCCAGCAACTCATCGTCTATGAGGTAGCGTATGTCCTCCTCAAGCAACTCGTTTTCTTCTTGTAGCTTTTTAAGTGGCTCGTCATCGAACCGGGCCTCAATCTCCTGGGCCTCGCGCATACGCTCCACAAAATCATCAACGTCAGGGTTGCGGCCCGTGTCCTCTTGCTGCTCCTTGCGCAGCCTGTAGAACTCTTCTTCTGTTAGCCCGTCTGGCACATCTTCCGGCACTTCATCAAGACGTGACCGCTGCTGCAAAAGTTGCCCAATTTGCTTGTCTGTGTAGCCCTTGGGGTCAATGCGGTACTTCTCAAGCTCGTCGTTGATTGCTCTGGCTTGCTCCAGACGCGCATCAAAGTCTGCGTCACGCTGCGAGTATACTGGCGTTTCCTTTGTGTCCCGCGCTACAAGCTCCAGCAAGTCATCGACAGTTGAGCCCTCCGGCAAGTATCCAGCCTCCTCTGCCGCTTCTCTGGCCCTGTCCAGAGCCTGCTTGTCCTTGCCCCTCTTAGCGCGGAACAGGCTCCTGTCACCGCCGCTACGCTCAAGCAAGTCTGTAGCCAGAGGGTCGTCGCCCTTAATGCCACCAATGCCTCTGATAAACTCTCTGATGCTCTTCGGGCGCTCACCAGGCACAAGCAAGGGGCGCAGGGAGTCTGGTATGCGCTTGCCTTTCGGGCGCATGTCTAACTCAGGCGTCTCGCCAATGCTCTCGTCCACAACATTCGCGCCACGGAAAGCCGGTTCGTTGCGCAACTGCGGGTCAGCCCTAAGAAGTGGAGTAACCTCTACTTTTCTGCCATCGGCAAGTTGAGCCACCGCTGTCTGCAAAAGAGCCTTTTTTGTTTTGAGTCGTGAACGTGACACTGCGTCACCGATTGCACCGCCAACAGCATGGAGTCCGCCACCAAGGACGGTGCCAAAAGCTACGTTAAGCATACTGTCAGCCAGCGTGTAGTCTGCGTCCTGTTCATACCGCGCCGCACCATAGACAATGGGCTCAAGCGCAGCCGTTCCTACGGCACCCTCTACAGCGCCCCTGGCAAACCTACCGCTGGCAGTGACTGGGCGGGCAACAGCCATGCCCAAACGCGCAGCGGCTACACCGGGTATAAAAGCAGCCCCAACAGCTAACGGGTCAAGCATGCTTGCGACCAAGCCCACACCAAGCTGTGCTGTGCCGAGGCCGACACCGCCACGGGAGCGTGACAGGATAAGTTTCCGCTTCGAGCGCACGTCATAGCGTTCAGCCAATATAGAAGCGGCACCCTCGTAGATGCCGTCCTCTCCTACTGTGATGCCCTCCCGAAAGAACTCACTCTCTTGATACTCTTGCGGGGTCAGCTTTCGGCCCGTGTCACCACCAAAGAAAAGCTGCGTTGAGCGCAGTGCGGCGTTCATAGGGTTTTCATAGAAAGCCTGCTGGAAGGTAGCCCCCAACACATCCATCGTGCCTGACTTTGAATAGTCAAAGTAATTCTGGCGCAGTGTGGGGTTATCCTGCTGTGGCGGAATATAGATTTCCAGCATTAAAACCGCCCTGTCTCAGCACGTTGAGCCGTGGCGGCTTTTTTCGGCTCGACAATACGGTCCTCCTCTTCGGGAAGCATTGTAGCCAGTTGCCCAAACTCAGCTATAAACTCAGCCTCGTATTTGATGCGCTCTTCGATGTCAGCAAAGTCATAGTACACCGGGAACTCGCCACGCTCACCGAACATGTTGACCTTCTTCATGACCGCGTTTCCGAAATCATCAAGCAAGACTACACCTTTGTTGTCGTCCGTTGTGTGCCAGCGACCGTTTTGCCTGACTTGTGATGCAAATAGTGCGGCCCTGACCTCATCGGTGGTGCCTGCTGCAATGCCAGCATCGCCCGGAATAATAGACTCGTTTTCAAGAAAGCCCGGCTGGCGCAACTTCCTGTCCAGGAAAGACATGATGAACGGACTAGCCGCAGACTGCGCAGCAGGAATACGAACAGCGCCATCACCAGACTCTTCAAAAACAAACTGTTCTGTGATGACACCGGCGGCTTTCTTGGCCGCCTGGCTCACATCATCTCCAGCCGCGACATAGGTTTGAGCCAGTTTGTAAATTGCTTGTTTCTGCTCAAAGACACTGTTAAGACGGCCAGACGTGCTGGTCTGGTCTAGGTAGCCCGAGGCAGCATCACCAACAATGCTCTTCTGGTACTCTTCCAACTCGTCATCTACAGCGCTGGTTATGTCGCCAAGCTCTATGTCTTTTTCTTTTAGACTGGCTTTCAGTATTTTTTCCTCAACGCCTTCTGCATTAAGAAGGTCGAGCGCACGAGGGTCGCCCGGCCTAGACATAGCGATGTTCTGTGATGCTGTAAGTCCGAGATTGCGGGCTCCGCGCATAGCCAGACTGCGTTGCTCACCCTCCTCAAACTGACCAAAAAACTGCGCCATCAAATCCATCTTGCCAGAGGCATCGGCCTGAGCCATGCCCGTGGAAAGCTCGGTAAACTGACGCTTGGTAAATGGTCGGATGATTGACTCTTGAACACCAAGCTGTCGCTGATGCTCCACTATTTGCGAAGGTGTAGGCGCTTGGTTGTATTTTCTGAAATAGGAGTCATAGACGTAGCCGGCCGCGTCTTCCTGTATAAGCTCTTTTCTCTTGGCCATGGCAGTTTGCATGGCGTTGTATTTTATAAGCGCGTTTGCCCTTTCCTCAGGAAGCACAGACTGCATTGCCTCCCTTTGCGCAGACATAAATTGAGTGACTTCATCCTCAGTAGAAAAGGTGAGCCTGTCAGCAGCAGCAAGAGCCGCCCCCTGCGCCACAACACTTTGCTCAAGTTTTGTCGCCGCCGCAGCCCTACCCAGCCTGCGCAACTCTTCTGCTGCCGCCAGGCCTTCGTTCCGGGCCTCCCTTCTTGTAGTTTCATCGGAAGTTATAGTCATGCCCGCCAAAGCATTTTCGCCTGCTGCTGTTGCGTCAGCTACAGCCACTGTTTCAAGCTCATTAACATGGCCGGACAACATGCCAGCAAGGCGTTGGCGCTCGTCAAGCGTATTCTCGGCGTATGCGCCTGCGCCGTTCAAGACCTCGTCCTCTAGGTCTTCAAAGAACGAAAGCGGTTTGGTCTCGTCCTGCATGAAGCCATTTATAACCTCACGCTGCACCTCAAAGCGGACACCCTCTGGGGTCCAAGAGACTTGCAGCCCCTGCTCCCGCGCAGACTCAAACAGGCCATCAAGCTCTTCGTTGTATTTAACAAGCATGTCGGGAGAGTCTTGGCTGTTAGCCATTTCCTTGACAAGAATCTCTGCGGCCTTGTTAAAGACATCGGTCTTGCGGGCCTGACCGCGACCAAAAGCATTTACCTTGCCGGGCTGCAATTTAAGCTGCATGCGGCGGTCGATGTTGTTTGACAGCGCTGCACGTTGGCGGTTGTTCAGTCCTTCATATGTGTCCACATTTGATTGCAGCCAGTCGGTCTTAAAATTGCCAGCATTGATGCCGTAGGCGCGGTAGTTGTCGTCGTTGTTTTCAAAAACAAACCTGTCTGCGGCCTCATCCGCCTTGTTCATCAGGTCTCGTTCAGCAGCCTCAAGCTCCGCTTTTTGTTCCCTGACCTCAAAGTCAGCGGCCACTTTGGCAATATCCCCAAGAGCCTTTGCGGCAACCTCACCAGGCGCTGCGGCGGCTCTTTCAAATACTTGAGATGACAGTTTTGGGCCGAGAGTGCCGGTTGTCATCTGCACTGTCGGGCCTTGCCCACGGTTATAAATAGGGATTTGTGGCATTAACCTGTTCCTGTCGTGTCAAACCCACCGAGTTGGCCGTAAGTGCCGATTGCTTGCGTTGTGCCGCCAAGCAAGGAGCCCATAGCTGCATATTGGTAAGTTGCGGCGCGGGCTCCGCCCTCCATGATTTCCTTGCGAGAGGCAGCAACAGCCCGAACTTCGTCAACACTTGAAGCATACTGGATGCGGGCGGCATCGCGCTCTATGCCAAAGTAAGCGTTGGCGTAAATGTCCAGTGGTGTGCCGCGCTCTTGTATGCCGCTTGCACCTACAGCAACGCGCTGCGCCCCAATCAGTCGCTCACCCTGCTGTCTGACTTGAAGCTCTTGGTCCCTACGGGCGCGTTGGAGAATAACAAGGTTGTTTTCTTCGACTTGGGCGTTGTAATCAGCAA